ATGGCGAATATATAGAAACAAAGTACACATCTGGAAGTTTCCCGATGCCTTACAGAGAGCATAAATGTAAACCCCTCTCTTGCTGCAACCAACCCCTAAAAGAAGACAAAGTATGTTCTAGTTGTGGAGAGAGGTGCTAGATGAAAATACCTACCTATGATGAAGTTATGGATGAGTACTATGATGATTGGCAGAAAAAGAAAAATGCAGCTCTTGCAGAAGTAACAAAACACTTGAGTAAGTATAAGAAAAAAAAGTTGTTAGGTTTTATTAAATCTCAAGAAGATGAATATAAAATATCAGAGTATCGAATTGAGGACGAACCAGGAGTTGATGACTACCAGGATGAATACGGCTTTAATGTGTATATTAGTCAATACTCAAGCGGAGAAAGTGGTGATAATTTCGCTGGTACTTGTTGGCTAGAAATAACACCGACAGTATATCTTACTTACAATTTTGAATGCTAGGGACTAATTATGCCAAATAACACTACAGCTGAGCAAATGAGAAATGAGTTTTACGCAAAGTTTGTCGGTTCAGATAGGGACAGAGAAACAAATGATTATGATGATTGGCTTGAAGCTTCTCCAGAAGAAGTATTTGATTACTTACTAGACAAACTCGCCTCACTCGAATCTACTATCCGAGAAGATGAGCGAGAGAAGATTGAAGCTAGTATTTTGGGAGAGTTGAGCAGGTCTGAACTCCAAGCCACTGTTGAGTCTATGACTATAGCAGTGGGACATACTCATTCTGCAATCAATGGAGTTAAAAATAATCACAATGCAGTTTTAGTAATAGCTCATAAGTCACAACAGCAGAGTATTGATTTGCCAAGAGAGAAAACAATAACTCTTGAAGAAATTAAAAATCATAAGTTACGAGGAACTAATAAGGCTTTGGTAGTAGATAATTATGCTCTGTTTGAAATGAGTAGAGATATTCTCCATAGAGTTAAGCACACATTTAAAATACTCTCCCAAGGAAAGGAAACCAATGAGTAAACAGTTACCAAAACTCACAGGTCAACTCAAAAGGAACTGGGATGCATTTCTGGGAGGGGCAGACGATGAGATTGATGCAGACGAAGTAGAGGCATTTATTGCTCTAAGCATAACTGAGATGGAATCTATAGCCATCTCTCAAGCAGTACAAGCAGAGAGAACTAAGGCACTAGAAATAGCCAAGTCATGTATTATCAATCTTAAATTCGGCTCACCATACCCTTTAGTGATAACCGAGAAAATGTACGAGCAGGTTCTTAAAGTAGGCATGTCAGGGGTAGAAGCCCTCACACAAGAAAGTAAATAATGAATACAACACTAATGGCGATAGGCGCATATTTACTTACACTTTTTCTCGTAGCACTTGTGACATATCTGACAAGTACCAACTATACCTTAAACTTAGTATCTTCAGTAGCGTTTGTCCTTTATATGCATATATTCAGAGAAAGTAAATAACTTATGACCACACTAAAACCTAAAGACTTCATGCGCAACTGGGATTTGAGCCTAACATTCATAATCATAGTGGTAAGTACGCTCTCAATGCCACTTGCCCCAGGCTGGCTGTTTCCAATTTTATTTATAACTAATTTTCTGGGAGGATTTTATATAGGTAAAAACTTATGACATACGTTGCGAGTGACATCAATGTCATCCACAAAAAATTAAGCACCACCTAGAACAACTAAAAAAGAAAAAACTATTATGACCACACTACACACCAACCAGAAAGAGAGGACGCTATGAGTACGGAACAGCAGCTGTTTGAAGGATTTAAATCTATAGGTAAAAAATGGCAGGCAGCAATAGATAAATGTGCTAGAGAAAGTTCTAACGGGATATTTGTACATAAACACATGACTGACTTATTTGCCGAGGAGCTTGCCACCGCAGAACGCACTGCTAGGGCTGCTGCTATAAGAGAAATGGTTATACTTTCCTCTAAAATAGAGGTAGAGGTCAATACTACTTTTGAGGAGTGGAGGGCGTTTAAGAGATTCAGAAATACTATGTATGACAGCCTATCCTTGAGTGAGGGAGAGAAAGAGAATGATGCAATATAAAGTTACCGAAAAATCTATGAGACCTGCTTCGAGTGAAAAATGTTGTTTTTTTTGTTTACAAAAAATCGATGACTTTCACCTCAAAGATTGTGTTTTGATAAATAAAAAAGTTCTTGTTCGTATGGTTGTCGAATATGAAATAGAAATGCCAGCTCATTGGGATAAAGAAAAAATTGAATATAATCGAAATAAAGGCGGTTGGTGCTCTGATAACGCCCTAGAAGAACTCGAGAGACTTTCTGCAGAAAAAGGGTGTTTGTGTAAGGTAATGAGGTTCGAGTACCTAAAAGATGCATCAGAACCATATTTAAAAGAATAGTAATTAATCTACCTTTCACAGGATTTACTTGTGGTGAAAGTTGGTGATGATGAAGATAAATTTAAATAGATCAGATATTGAATTTAAGTTAAAAAGTCTTGACTATGAAATTAATAAACTTGAAGAACAAAAAACACACTTAAAGTGGTTAATAGAACACTGGTCATATTTACTTAGTGAATTTAAAGTTGCTGAAGAGTCAGATAAGAATGTCGCAAGAGTAAAACAATGGCGTTGTCCTAACTGTGAGTATAGTTGTGATAAAGAGCGTGGTTTAAAACAACATATATCACATTTTCATCCTGTAAAATTTAAAACGGATGGTACTATTGTTAAACAAGATGAACCAACTACTGCCAAAGAAGATTTATCTGTATTGCTAAATAACCTGGAGATACTAGAACCTGATATTGTTAAGCCCAAAGTAGTTTGTTTAGAAGATAATTGTGGCAAGGAATTTAAAAATAATGCTGGATTGATGGTTCATATTTCTGCTGCTCACAGAGAGTTAACAACATTGCCACCAAAAAAAATTGCCGATGAAAATACTATTCCACTAACTAATTTTGTTATTAAACCTGCCAGTGATTTTGATACTGAAGATATATACAAAGTTAAGTCTGCAATTATTAAGTGTGCAAACCCTAGTTGCTTGAGACTAAAGACTTTTGTACAAGGTTCTGGAAAAATATATAATGGTGCTGAGTTCTGTAATGGTAGATGTATTGCTGATTGGAAAGTATATAAATAAAAAGTTATTTTACTAAAATTCAATAATATGCGATACTATTTGTATGTCCAAAACGGAAAAACCGAAGCGACAACCTAAAAGAGTTGTACCCCCAGATTCAAAACCAAAAACTGCAAGTAAGCCGAGAGACTTTATATTTTTTGATTCTAGTGGCAATGAACAGAGACTTACTCCAATGCAACAAAAGTTCTGCGTTAGTTATCTAGAAAGTTATGGTGATTCTTTTAATGCAATTATTGAAGCTGGTTATGATGTTTATAAGCGTGATAAAAATGGAAAAATATCTTATGAATATAACTCAAATCTTATTCGCTCAATGGCCCGTGAAAACCTCTCAAAACCTAGTATCATTGCTTTTATTGCGGTACATCTGAAAGAATACGGTTTTAATGATGAGAATGTTAACCTACAGCACATGTTTTTAATCAACCAACATGCAGACCTGGCCGCTAAAAAAGGTGGTATTGATATGTACTACAAAGTGCATGGCAAGTATGCAGCTGATGCTGCTGCAATAGCAAAAGACGATTCACTGAAGCAATTTATAGATCGTGCGATTGGTATTACTGATGCAGAAACTTGAGTATACAAAAGAGCAGGTAGAACTGCTTAAAAAACGCGTTAAGCAGGGTAAGAGTAATCCTGTTGACTTCTGTAAGTATTGGCTCTGGACGTTTGACCCTCGGGTCAAGCCATCAACATTACCATTTGTGCCTTTTCCATTTCAGGAGAAACTCATTGAGGAAGTTCGTCATGCTATTGAATATGGTGAAGATATCTTTGTAGATAAGTCTCGTGACGTGGGCGCTACATACACCATTTTGGCAGTTTTCACTTGGTTCTGGCTGTATGTGCCTGATACTAATTTTCTTCTTGGTTCACGGAAAGAAGAGTATGTAGATAATCGTTTTGGTAATTCAGATAACGTGAAATCCACTAAAGAAGAATCTTTATTTGGAAAAATAGAGTTTTTTATCAATCATTTACCACCATTTATGCTTCCTAAAGGTTTTAATGCAAAAAAGAACTTTGCTTTTATGAAGCTCTACAATCCTGAAAATGGAAACTCAATATCAGGTGAATCAAGTAATCCTAACTTCTCTCGGGGTAGTCGTAGAACTGCAATACTCATGGATGAGTTTGCTTTTTGGGAGAATGATACTAGCGCTTGGGGTTCAACTGCAGATACTAGTAACTGTCGTATTATTCTTACTACTCCAGGAATAAAGCCAGGTAAAGCAAAGCGCTTACGGTTTGGTAAGGATGGTGAAAAAATAAAGATCATAGAGATTGATTCTACTCAAGATCCACGCAAAGATGCTAATTGGGAAGCTCGAGAGCGTGAGCGTAGGTCTACTGACGACTTTAATCGTGAGATTAAGCGTAATTGGAACACGGCGCTGGTTGGTATTGTCTACCCAGAGATATTGCAGGTAAGGATGGGTGCATTCCCCTACAATCCATCATGGCCACTGTATGTAGCATGGGATTTTGGGCTTGATGGTACAGCTATACAATGGTGGCAGCCCGATGAAATAACCGGCAGAAAGAGGCTTGTACAGGCTTACGCAACAGAAAATCAGCCCATTCAGTTCTTTTTACCTCTGTTTGGTAAAGATATTGATTCTAAGTTTAGCTACTCAGAGCTTGATCTGGCACTAATAGCTGGTGTGAGGAATTGGAAGCCGGCAATTCATTATGGTGATCCAGACGTAGAGAAAAGAGCATATCAGACTGTCGATAAGATCAGTACCAGGAAAGTATTACAAGACAATGGTATTTATGTACAGACTAATACTATCAGCAATTCTTTTTATGAGAGGTTACAGGCTACCAGATTGATGCTTAGAAGTGGTGTTGATGTAAATGAAAATATATTGACTAATCGATGGATTGAAGCAATGCAGGAGGCTAGATTTCCTCAGAAAACAGAAACATCACAGAGTACTAATGAGATTACCAAGCCTATACATAACTGGACATCACACCCGCGCACTGCCACAGAATACTTTGCCATAAACTACAAAGCACCTGTTATAGTAGACAATAGGCCAATTATTGTTAAAACTAATTATGACCCATATGACAAATGAACCATTGATCCCACACGTGCCGAAGATTTTTAAACTCTATAGAATATCTCAAGAGGAAGCTGCTTTAATTCAGGAGCTAAGAAAAATAACATTCGGAGAGATTACAATACATAAGTATAATGGCGACATTACACGTTTACAGTCGCAAAAAAGTATTTTGATAAGGGATATTGAGGTTGTACTATGAAAAAGAAAAAACAAGAGTTTCATGATCAGATACCACATAAAAAAATAAAAAGTGATCGGTATAAAATGTTAGAAATGGTTGGATATAAAGATGGAACAATCATAAGTCGATTGTTTGATAATGAGATTTTTGTATGGGATGTGATCTGGAATGGTCAAATGTATAGTGGCCATTTTATAGTGACTTTAGATGCTGGACAGAGTGTACATACTAATCAGATAATTAACGAAGTTACGCAAATGTGTTATGCTGGTGCTGCAACTACAATTGATATGTTGCGTGGCGAAAATGAGATTGATGAGAAGCAAAAGCAGAACGTAGCCATGTTTGAGTCTGTTAGAGATAAAGTAGACAAAGCAAACTAATATGATTGATAAAAAATCAGATTATGATGAAACATCAGAAAAAATAGATATTTCTGTTGATGATGATGATAAAAAAAAATCAGTATCTTCAGATGACTATACGCAGCTAGCAGATCAAATTGCTAATGAGTGGACAGCAGCTTGGAAGCACCAACAGCCTGAAAAAGACGAAGCCTACCTACGTCTTAAATTATTCAACAATCAACGCCGAGATAAAGAAGCAGTTGGCGATACTACGATGTTTTCGGTATTCTGGACGGTTCTCGCATCTCTGTATGATGATCGGTTAGCTGCAGAGTTTGATGGTCGTGAAGAAGGTGATGAAGAAACAGCTGACAATTTAGATGCGGTAGCAGATTTTGATTATGATGAGATGATGAAAGACCAGGTAGATTTTGATTGGGACTTTGATACTTGTTTTTTTGGCTGGGGTATTGTTGACATGGAGCAGTACTATCGTGATGCAGATAACAATGAGTTCTATCCAATGCCCTCGGTGATTGATCCACTAACATTTTTACGTGATCCAGAAGCTACTAGTATTAATGGCCGAGACAAACGTGGCACTGGCGCTGCTCGTTTTATGGGATATGAAATAGGCATTACTAAACAAGAGATACTTGATAACGAACATATATTCCCATCAATAAAAACAGGTGACTTTTCAGAGCTGAGTAATACATCAACTGCACAATCTTTACTCTATGACGCGCAAGAGGCTAGGAACAACGCTCAGAACCTTGGCAATACAACCAAAGACCAGGTTAAAAGTCTTGGTGATAATCATCGGTATCAAGTAACTGTATGGTATACGCATACTATGTTTGCCGGAAAGATCAGTAAAGTTAAAGTCTGGCTTGCTAATGATCGATCAAAAGTACTTGGCATTAAATTGATTGAAAAAAAATACTGGCCATTAGTGAAGCGTTCTCTTTATCCACATTCACACGATTGGAGAGGTACATCAATTCCTGACATGACTGAAGATAAGCAAAGAGCTAGAGCAATCGCGATAAACTTAGGTATTAGGTATATGAAACAGGATTTAGATCCTAAGTATGCTTATGACACCTCTATGGGTATTAGTCGTAAGGATCTTGAAGGTACTAGTAATTTTGTTGGCATTGATGGCACTGATCGCAAAAGTATCATGGGTGCTATTACCCCGCTGAATAAAGTTAATCCTAATTTGCAGTTAGTTGATTTCATTATGAACTCTTTGGCCATGTCTGCAGAGAAAGCTACAGCAACACCAGATATCCAACAGGGTATTCAGTCAGAAAAAGATCGTCCACTTGGTGAGACCAATATCATTGCAGCTCGTACAGACACACGTTATTCACTATCAGCAAAGATATTTGGCTGGAGTGAAAGAGAGTTTTGGTTCCAGTGGTATCAGCTGTATAAAGATTTCTTTGCTGAAGATATCGATGAGAAGATTGTCAGAATTGTTGGTGCTTTCGGTGCTAAGTGGCGTCCTCTTGATCGCAAAAGTATAATTTGTAAATTAGATCCTGATATTAAGATACTTTCAAAAAATGTAAGTCGGGCGCTTAAAATAGAGGAAAGACGGTCTTTTGCTGAGTTTCTTACCTACGTTGCTCAAGACCCTAATACTAATAAAAGATATGGGTTTAAAAAGCTTGGTCGTTTATTTGGCTTGGCTAAAGATGAACTTGATCGTTTGTTCCCAATGACAATTGATGAGCGTATGGCTGAAATTGAGAACGAGAGACTTTCAGAGAATCAATACGTTGCTACCAATGCAGAAGATGATCACAATGTTCACCTCGAAATATTAGCTAAAGCTAAAGAAACGCCAGCTACACAGGCTCATAGGATAGAGCATCAGCAAGCTTTACTGCTCAAAAAGACTAACCCAGAAATGTTCCCTCAAGATCAGTCAAGTGCTCAATTTCAGCAGGATGGATCACCTAATCCACAGTATCAGCAAATTAAACAACCAACTCAAGTAAAGCCTAGCCAGATGGCTGCAGGATAATATGCAATTTCCAGATTACAGAAAAGATGGAAGTGATCAATTAGTCGTAAATACTTTCAAGAACTATCTTGCTTCAGATGCTTGTATTCAAATTAATTTGATTCTTGATCTGAATATTCAAGAGATAATGAATAAAATTATTGATGGTTCGTACCAAGATTCTGATGAGCTGAATAGAATGCGAGCACAGATTGTTGCATACCGTGAACTTAAGAAATTACCACACGATGTCATAAATCGCATGAGTTTAGTTGATCAAAGCAGTAATTCTGCAGATCCGTATGATACTATAGAGACAATGAGGAAAAAATAGTAATAGCCCTAGAAAGGAAAAACCACTATGGCAGATGAAATTATCAATGAAAATAGTGCTGGCACTGATGACACAGCTAGCGATGAAGGCCAAGTAGATAAATCTACCGAAAATGAAGCTAAAGAAGAGTCTTCAGACACTGCTGAAGATGATGGTGAAATAGATTTCACTGCTCTTGAGCCAGAAGTTCGCACTGCTCAAGAAATAGCTGATGATAAGGCTGAAGAAGATGATGATTCTATGGATGAAGATGAGCGAAAAGCTATCGATAGTAGAATCCAAAAACAACTTACCCCGATCCAAAAGCAAATTCAGAGACAAAATGACGAAATTGAAGTTAATGGCTTTTTAGTCGATAATCCAGAATATTCAAAGTACAAGCCAGCAATCATGAAGTTTATTGGGCATTCTGCATATAAAAACATTCCAGTGAGTGCTATTGCTGCAATTGTAAGTTCTAAAGACTCTCAAAGGATTGGGGCTGCTAAAGAGCGTGCTGCTGCTGCAAAAGTCAAAGGCACGCAAGCAGGTGGTAATCAGACAAGATCGAACGATGCTGCCGGAAATAAAGATATTTGGGCGATGAATAAACAGGAGTGGGAAGCGTACAAAGCTGCCGGACTCAATAGAAAGTAACAACAAAAAAAGAAAGAAAATATATGACAGATCAATCTAAATCAGTAATGGGTGCAACAAGTGAAGTGCAACCTACAGAACCAACAGTAAGTCTGCAAAGTGTAGAACCATCTGATGGTATAGTAGAAAAGAGCCTGAAGGCACTCAAAGAAGAAGCTATAGCACTCGGATTTCCAGAAGATGCTTTGAAGTCTATTGGTAGTCGTCCATCAGTCCAAGCTATTATTGATACAATTAAAAAAGGTAGTTCAGCAAAAGCACCAACTGAAAAAGTTGAGACTATTGAGGAAAAACCAAATCCAGCTGAGGAGAAGCAGGTGGAGAAAATACTTAATAGTCGCAAAGGTATTATCTTTCGCAAGCTAGAATCACAACCTCAAGTTCCTTTATTTATTCCTAAACAAGATGAGCAGCCAGAAGGTGTTGTTAAAACTATAATGAGGCGTGGTATTAGAGAATATATTCATGTAGGTGGATCAGTCCAACATTTTACAATTAATGGTTACACAGTGATTGTACCTAAAGGTGTTGAGACACTAGTACCAATGCAAATTCATCAGATGTGGAGTGATTCACAGATGAGAACTCAAAGAGCTGGTCAAGAGTTTAGCGAGAATCGTATTGATCCTAGAACTGGTAATCCATTCAAGAATAGATTGTAGAATTGCTTGTTGACACAGAATAAATACATATATATTCTATTCACATATATATAGCGTTATTAGAAAAACTAAAGCGCCTGAACTTTTAACTAAGTCAGGCGCTTTTTTGTATAATAAAAAGGAAGACCATGCCAACCTTAACAGGCCGTACACAAATTAGTGCTGAAATGTCTAATGTTTATTCTCGTGAGTTAATCGAAACCTCATACCCTGCATACAAATATAATATGTTCGCAGTTGTTCGTGATATCCCTCAAAACGCTGGTACTAATGTTATTAAATTTCGTCAATATTCAGCACTTTCTGCTAATGTGACTCCATTAAGTCCAGGGGTTACACCTAATGGTACTTCTCTTTCAGCAACTGACATCACTGCTACGGTACTTCGTTATGGTGACTATGTGATCTTAGATGATGAAGTTTTGACAGAGTCAATCGACCCAATCTTGATGGAAGCAGCACGTGAGCTTGGTGAGCAGGCTGGTTTAAGTCTCGATACAATCTGTCGTGACATTGTTACTGCAGGTACTAACGTCCAGTATGCCGGAGTTGCAACTGCAACTAACGAAGTGACTTCAGCAATGAAGCTGAACCGTATGGAAGTTAAAGTTGCTGTTCGTACTTTGAAGGGTGCTAATGCTAAACCAATCACTAAAATGATTGACGCTAGTACGGGTCAAGCTACAGTGCCAATTGGTCGCTCATTCATGGCTATCTGTTCAGAAGACACAACTTTCGATCTTGATGATGCTGCTGGATTTATCCCAGTAGAAAAATATCCAAACAAAAGTAATGTTATGGAAGATGAAGTCGGCGCAATGGCTGGAGTTCGGTTCATTGAAACAACCAACGCTAAAGTCAAGGCTGCTTCAGGTGCAGACGGTAATGACGTTCACTGTACTATCGTATTCGCTAAAAATGCCTATGCCCAAAGTAGAATTTCTGGTTTAGCTTTACAAAATATCGTTAAGCCAATTGGCTCAGGCGGTTCAGAAGATCCACTAGATCAACGTGGTACTTCAGGTTGGAAAGCTTCATACGTAGCTCGTATTTTAGACCAGACCAAATTGGTTCGTATCGAACACGGTGTATCAGATTCTTAAACATCGGGATAGTAATATAGAAATTAATTAGAAATAAGGAAATATAAATATGCCAGTAGTACAAACACAAACAAACACAGCCGGTATTGTTAATACCTCCGTTGGTCGCTACCTTACAGATGCAACAGCAGCAGCTATTCCTATTACGGTTGGCTTTAAGCCAAGACATGTTCGGATTGTAAACGTGACTTCTCGAGATGAAATGGAATGGTTTGAGGGTATGGCAGCTGCAAGCGCTGTCAAAACAGTCGCTGCAGGTACTAGAACCTTAATAACTACTCTTGGTATTACGGTTTCTGATTCTGGATTCACTATTGGCTTAGATACTGATGTTAACGTAATTAATGAGCAAATTAGTTGGATTGCTCAAGGTTAGTAGAATATTTAGGAGATATTTATATGTTTAATGCAGCAATGGCAGCAGGTAGTAATTACGAGCTTGAAAAAGCACTACGTGAACTTGGTTCTTCAGGTAGTATTCCTATGACTACTGGGCAATTATATATTGTTGTACCTACTAGCTTTCCAGGTTATACAAGATTCTATAATGAATATCAAACAACATATCCAGATGGCTCACTACGTATTCAAACCACTTTACCAGCAGCTATTTCTGCTTGTAGAGCAGGTCGAAATGACACTATCTATGTTGCACCTGGCTTTACTTTGACTGTGACTTCAAGTAACTTGAACCTAAATAAAGCTGGTATAACAATTATTGGTCTTGGAAACGGCTTAAGTCGCCCAACCTTGACTTATAGTACAGCTGCAGCCACTGTTACCGTTTCAGCAGCTAATGTTGCTGTAAGAAATTTCCTACATGTTGCAAACTTCTTGAACGTGGCAGCTGCTTATACAATTGGTGCTGCTAAAGATTTCCGATTAGAAGATTCTGAATTTGATGATACCTCAACAATTTTGAACTTTTTGAGTGCTGTAGTTACTGGAGCAACAGATAATGCTGCAGACGGTCTGAAAGTTATTAATTGTAAATACAGAGGACTTGCCACTACTGAAAATGCTTTTGTTTCGATTTTAGGTAATTTAAATCGCTTAGAGCTTAGAGAAAATAAAGTTTGGAAAGATGCCACTAACGATGCTGGTCAGTTTGTAACTCTATCAAGTAAGATTTTACTTGGTACAGAAATCTCTAGTAATAGATTGATTATAGTTGGAGCAGCAGGGGCTACAGTCGGTATTTTCTTGACTGGTTCAGGCACAACCTCAAAAGGTTTTGTTGCCAATAACTATGTTGCATCACTAGATACTACTACAGAGCTTATCGCAACTGCTGGAACTGGTCTGAGATTCTTCGAGAATTACTACACTGGTGTTGCTGATGCTTCAGGCAAGTTATGGCCAATAGTTGACGTAGCTTAATAGATTACTAGGACATACTATATGAATATTCAAGAAGCTAACGCTGTACTAGCTGCAGTACAAGATATCATAGATATAAATGTATCTGGCCTTGATACCCTTTCAGTTCAAGTATTTGGCGCCATGAGTGCTACACTTCTTGTTGAAGGTACTGTCGACGGTAGAAACTGGGTGACTCTAAATGTAGTCCCATCATCTTCAGCTACACCGGCTACTTCTATAACTGCAGCTGGTGTTTATTTTGCTAATGTTTCTGCCTTATTATCAGCTCGTGTAAGATGTTCAGCTTATGTTAGTGGTACTCCCACTATCATGGTTCGCGCCATTAATGGTACTGGCGCCGTGTCTGCTGGAACTGGAGCATCTGAATCACATTTTGGTGAAGTCGGTGGAAACATGAACATGGTATCTACTGAGTTTACTCGTCCTTCAGATACTACAGCCTATACAGCTGGTGATGTGGTGAGTAATGCTACTTCAAGCAATTCCTTGATGGTGATGACGGATTTAGCCCGCATAAACGGTGGTACTGGGTACATCGTGGGATGCAGACTATCTACAGATAAGAAGAGTATCACTCCACGTTTCCGAGTCCATTTATTCAGCGCAACTGATCCTACATTCAGTGTTGATAATGTCGCTTACAAAGATCTATACGCAGATGGTATTAAACGCTTGGGCTACTTCGACCTGCCAGCAATGATTACGTCTACTGATACCACTAATAGTGATATGAGTAGATCTATTGATCTAACCCTAAGACTACCTTACAAGGCAGCAAGTAACACTAAATCAATATATGCTTTACTGGAAACACTGGATGCATTTACTCCTGCAAGTGCTGAAAAGTTTACTCTTATTTTATATGCCGATAATAACTAGTTATGACAATTCAAAGACGGCGATTATTCAATGCGCTTAATCAGCTAAAGTATCTCCTCAACGACAACTTTACAACAGACCGTGCAGCAGGTGCAGTTAATGGTACAAACGCTGAACCTAGTGGGCCAGCCAGAAATGTCGTTGATACAAGTAACAATCTATCTACATCTGGTGGTTATTTAGTCAGGGCTGGTGGTAGTGTTAGCGATCCTGTTCTTAGGTATGCTGCCCCACTTGCTAGAGAGAAAGGAATAATCCTCAAATGGGTACTGCCAACAAGTGGGATAACAATAGTCGGTTATAACGCATCAATTCAATTGAGTGCTGCTGAATATATATACTCGAATTCAGGATCTTCCATTATAGTGAGTATTGGGGCAGGAATCAGTGTTTATGGTGCTCCTAGCTATCCATTGCGTCTAGCAATGGTGACAAGAGCTACTGGCACATTCTTTTTTGCTGAAAACAAGCTTTTAGCGATCAACTACGTACTAGCACAAGCTTTGAACGTCCACGTTTATTCAACTGGATTAGTTGGTAATATTCTTGACTACATAAAGATGCCTCAAGATAAATGGCTTCCAACACCACTAGCTTCAGACAGTTTTAGTGGTTTGTTTGGCGTTACTGATGGCTTAGGTCATGCAGAGACGACTGGTATTGGTTCAGGTGGAGCAAGTCAATCTTTTGTTCCTAATATATCAATTACGCCTACATCTCCATCACCTGCACTTGGAAGTGAAATATCTACTAATGGTGACTTTGAAAATACTTTTGTTGCGGGTCTTGCACCTGGATGGACGAAAACAACCGCTTCAGTAATTCCATCTGAAGAAAATACTATTGTTCATGGAGGTACAAAAAGTCAGAAATTTGTAGGAACAGTAAACAATGATGGTATTTTTCAGTACGCATCAACAACTGCTGGAAATTGGTATCAAATAAGTATCTGGACTAATAAAGAAGCTGCTGGAACTTTACGAACTGGTGTTGCAACAAATGGTGGCAGTACTGTCATTAGGTCTGTTGATTATTCAGCCACAGGGTGGAATCAAACATTAGCAACTTTCAGAGCAACTGGATCAACTTCTGGAGCGTTTGCCCTTCAGGCAGGAGCTACAGTTGTAACCGCATATATGGATGATGCGAGCTATAAACAACTTACTTTATCGTCACTTTTATCACAGCCTACAACGTATTCATCTACTAACTACGTAGCTGCATGTACTACAACTTTAACAGCTGGTACTCAAGCAGGTATAGCAGTACAGGTCGATAATCCTGCCAACCCTACAAACGGTGTGTTTGCATACCATGATGGGACTAATTTAGTTATAGCTAAATTAGTAAGTGGTACATGGACGCAGTTAGGAACTTCTGTACTTTCGTATTCAGTTGGTGCTCAATTACTGGTAAAGAAAATTGGAACAACATACCAGGTATTCTATAACGGTACATTCAATTATTCAGGAACTATATCTGATGCTTCAATCACTTCTGGTACATATCACTGCTTATTCTCAACTTTTGCATCAAACACGTTTGGAGCATTTAATATCAGTGACTACAACACTTGGTATATATCTGGTGGTAAGTTATTAAATTTTCCAAATCTAGGTAGTAATCTAGTCGTAAACGGTACGTTTGGTGCTGATACTGACTGGACTAAAGGTACTGGATGGACGATTGCAGCAGGTGTTGCGACTGCTACAGCAGCTACATCTCTTCTAACGGCTACAGTACCACCTTTAACAGTGGGTGTTTGGTATCGAACTACCTTCACTGTATCTGGTTATGTCGGTGGATCATTCCAACTAGTTGTTGGGGCTGTTGGAAACGTATCAAGATCAGCTAATGGTACATATACCGAAACCCAAAGAGCCACAGCTACTTCTTTAGACGTGAACGCGTTAACATCTGCTACAGGTAGTGTCGATGATGTGACTGCTGCCCCACTTACGTTATCAGAACTATTTACTGACATTACTCATTCAACAGCAAATGTTCTTGTCACATCTGAAATTATATTTACAGCTGGATATCAAATTGGACATGTACTTAATCTCGATTCAGTAAGTAATCCTCAGAACTTTGTTCTTGTTTATCTACTAAACGGCAATATCAGAACCGAAAAATGCGTTGCTGGTACTTGGACAACTTTGGCAACGACTGCCATTACATACTCAGCGTCGGCGAAACTGGTAGTTAGAAAATCAGGAACTGCATATCGAATCTACTACAACAATACATTTGTTGGATCTGAACTCACGATATCTGATGCAGGAATTATAAATAACACAATGCATGGGTTATTTAATACTTCTAACTTTAACTCACACGATAATTTCACAGTATATGCAAGTGGAGATGAAGGACAGTACGCAAACTTAGATAAATACTAAAATTTTAAAAAAGGATAATTATGGCGAAAGCAATTTTCAGAGTACCTTTTACAAGTGATGATGGTCTTTATTTTAATGGTTATATACTTCCATACGATACTGGAGAGATGGTTACGGTTAATAGAGAAAATGATCTTGGCGAAATCGTACCTACAGAAGTACCTCTAATTAAGGGTGGTTACGCCATCATCGAAAATGTAGAACCAAATGAAAATGGAATGCTACAAGTCGAATTAGAATCAAGTGAGGCTGTGATCAATCAGCTCAAGGCTGATGAAAACTATGAATTTGTAAGAGATGTAGAATAATAATATGACACCAACGCAATTTGCTCATTATGTCCGTTTAAAAACTAGAACAAACTCTAGTACATTTTCTAATGCAGATATTATTGCGTTTATGCGTCAGCGCCAGGATGATTTAGCTCAAGAACTTATTAAGCTTGACGAAGATATACTATTAATCCCACAAACATTCAATTTAGTAGCTAGTACAACCTCTCGTGAGTACTCATTTCCGGCAGATATATTGTCTCGGATAAAGAGAGTCGAAGCCAAGTTAAACGGCACAGATTGGGTGAAGCTCGAAGAGATAGACATGAGTACTATATCTACTCCACTTTCTAGCGAGACCGATATTACAAATCAATTCAGTAATGAGTATGGGATGGCTAAGTTTGATATTCTAAGAAAAGCTATAACTATTTACTCTGGTACGATTGTTGCTACAACCAATGGTGGCAAGCTTTGGTGTGATACTTGGCCAACAGCAATTACACATCTTTCTAGTGATGTTGATATGAGTGTAGATCCTTCTACTACAACACATGGTATCCCAAGATCTTTACATAGAATTTGGGCTACTGGTGTTATTATTGACTATAAAGAGAGTAGAGAAAAACCAATACCTCTTAATGAGACAGAGCTTGCGTATGATCGTGACTTAAATAAGGCGCTTAACACCTTAAAACATGGTAATTTAGATCGTGAGATTTATTTGAATGTTAAGTATAACAATGGAAGTCAATACTAATGCCAACAACTTATACTAAAGAATCAAAGCCAAGTACTAGTTATACAAAGGAAGCAAGACCTTTTTATAACGATTTATTATTAATAAATACTGGTTCTTATCTTTTAATCAATTCAAGCGGTGATAGACTTATTGTTAAATCAACAATAGGCACTAGTTATACGAAGGAAGCAAAACCTTAATATGGCAGATTTAACAACCCAACAACTAGACGATTTAACAAGTCCAGCACCAGAGGATTCATTGCCAACTTGGGATTTTTCAGCGGGTTTTTCTAAAGAAATGAGCCTAACTATTCTGGCTGCCTATTTAGCTGCTCTGACAGAAACGCTTACTAATAAAACTATTTCGGCAAATGATAATACATTTACTGGTGTTGCATTATTGTCTGGCGATCAGACCATAGCGGGAGTTAAAACATTTTCTAGTTCCCCTATTGTACCTACTCCAACGACTGACAATCAGGCGTCTAGTAAAGCCTACGTAGATGCTAACTCAGGTGGCGACTGGAAAAACTACACCGCAGTAACACCCACTTCTGGCACGCTAGATGATCCTACGTTTGAACTCACTTTTGCTGGCGTTGATCTTACTACCACAATTTACCCTGGTATGCGTATCAAGCTGACTCAAGGTACAGAGAAGTTCTTCATTGTCACTAAAATGGCATTCTCTACCAATACCACGATGACTCTGTACGGTGGAACTGACTATGATCTAGTTTCTACAGGAACTACAGCAGTTACCGCATTTGCATATTCTTCAGCTAAAGTACCAGCTGGATTCCCAATGAACCCAGACAAGTGGACGGTTAAAACAACCAAAACAACCGACACGTCTATAGGATCACCGGTCCAGAATGCATGGTACTACTCAGGCATGGGATCAATTAACATTGTTGTACCAATTGGAGCATGGGACTTTATAGGTTCAATACCTTTTTCAGTCACAAAAGTTGCTGCTGCCGTAAATATACAAATGGCACTATCAACATCAAGCTCAAGTGTCTCTGATAATGAGATGCTTCGATGTTTCTATGGATACAATCGGCAAGACGGAAATGTAACTATTGACAAGCATATTGTTATCACAACCAAAACAACTTACTACGTAATTGTCCGAACAACTATTTCAAGCGTTGTTGACATCACGATTTATCCAACTTTGTGTGGTGATTTAGTAATCAGTGCAGTTTGCGCCTATTTATAGTCTATGACAAAAAATACAGATCCACTAATTACTATAGATAGATTCAATCAAGGTGGGCTTGCTTTCTCGAAATGGTCTGGCCTTGAGAACTCACTGTATAAACTCACTGGCTTTGATCCACACTCTTTACCTGGAATTCTTTTAACCGAACAGAAAATGACTAAAGACAGTGGTACTACTGTTACCGAGTTGTGTAGAGAGAGAGTTAACTGTTCAAATGGTATCCAATATTGGTTTTCGTATGAGTCAGGTAAAATCTGGCAGAATAAAAACGGTACGTATACCCTAGTCTATACTACTTCAGCAGCTGCCGGATCTAATATATGTCTGGGAGCTTACGAATATCAAGGATATATTTATTATGCAACTGAGAGCCGATTACACCGCATTGCAGTAGCAAATGCTGATGGTGCTGCTGCATGGTCTGCAAATATAGCGCTTAATTGGGCTACTTTTGTAAATACAGATGCGCTGTTTCATCCAATGGCTGAAGTCAATTTGGTATTGTATATCGGTGATGGTAGAGATATTGCACAAGTTGATGCTGGTACTTTTTCTAACAGTGCTTTAGATATTGCCACACCGCTTAGAGCAAAGTGTCTTGGTAAATTTGGAACTAATTTATTGATTGGCACTTTTGTTGCTGATACTGTAACTAAAACACAAATAATTAATTGGAATACTTGGAGTAATAGCTTTACTAGTTCAGATGACATCCCAGAAGTAGGTATAAACGCCTTTTTACAAGCAGATAACATGATACTTGTTTCATGTGGCACTAAGGGCAATATTTACTCGTATAACGGCTCACAGCTAGAGCTTTGGGGAAAGATCCCAGGTGAGTATTCTGCAACTGCTACAGGTGAAGTATATCCTAGCTCAGTTGCCAATAAAGAAGGCCAGATACTAATTGGTTTTTCTAATATTACCGGTAATCCTGCAGATCAAGGTATTTATCGTATTGGGAGACATAGTAATAGTTATGATTATATTATTGACTTTCCTTATCCAACATCTGAAAGAAGTGGGAGTGAGTTTGTTACTACAGGTGTAAATATCGGTGGAATCATGGTAGTAGGATCTGATATTTATATGTCAGTTAAAAGTGGTGGTACTGCATGGATTGATAAATTAGATTCAAGTAACAAGCTAAGTGGTGCTTATTTTGAAACAAGAGTAACTACTATAGAGCGTGAGAAAGAAACTAATTTTGTGAAGTCTATAGTTGCGTATGCAGACCTGCCAGCGAATACTGATATTGATATGTACTTGAGTAAAAATTATGCAGCCTATGGCAGTGCTTTGAGTAAATTCACTGATACTGATAGACTAATTGTTGAAAGTAAAGATGAAGCAACTAACTTTATAACTTTACAGATGAAAGTAAAAGTTACTGCAAGCGGAAATACAGCAGCTAAAATTGAATCCGCTGGAATATTTATATAATGAAAGCATTTAATGATGTTAAGCGCCGGTCAATGAAGCCCAATGACGGTACGATCAATGGCCAGAGTTATTTTAATAATATATCTGCAATGCAAGTTGGATCTGGAACTCAGGCTATGCGTACCGATAAAGATGGTATGTGGTTTGGTGCTGAAAAATTTGAGGATGCCCCACTTAAATTTAGTATGGCGGGATCAATTATGATTAGTGATGATGCAGGCTCATCTTTTTTTAATGCACGTGTTTTAATTTTTTATAACTCAGGAGTCCCAGAAATTGTTATCGGTGATCCAACTGCTGCACCATAAAGGTTTGTAATGCCAAGAGTTATAAAAGTTGCTTTGTCTGGCTATAATGCCTTAACTGATACCGACCCTTCTCATTTCTCTTTGTATGTTGATGGGACAACCAATCATATTTTAGTAAAAGAACACTCTAGGGGTACGCAGGCTATAGCTAGTGGTGATGATGATACTATAACTCATAGTCTTGGGTATTTTCCTTCCGCTGCAGTGATGGCAGAAATTTCTTCGGGTGAGTTTCAGCATGTATTTAATGCTAACCCGCTAACTTCCAATGAGTATTTTTGTTATGTTACTACTGCTGGTTTAGTTATATATAATGCCGCAGGTAGTACTAAAACATTTACTTATATTATTTTTTATGATCAACTATGAATGTATTCAGACTTTCTAAAATCGGCGTAAATGCATTGACGGCAACAAATCCGAATGATTTTATATTTGGTTCTGATTGGAATACTCCAAAAATTATTAAAGAGGCAGCTACACAACCAACGATAAGTTCAACAGGAAGTGAGGCATACCATGACCTTGCACATGGACTAAACTATACACCAGCACTATTTGGCTTTGTTAAATTTGATGATGGTAGGGTTGGACTGATTGGCACTAAGCAAGCTGGTGTAGAGTTTTACTCTACAAATCTTAGAGTCAATGCTACTAATGTTAGATTCGGTTATTACAATGACTCAGGCAGTAATAAAACTCCAACTTTTAGATATATAGCAACAGAGATACCGCTTGCTGGTACACCTAATGTAGCTAATGCTTCAGGTAAGAGAATTATTATATCTAAGTCGGGTGTCAATGCACTCACAAGCACAAATCCAAACGATAGAATTTATGATTCACAATTTGGTACTTTAAAGTATTTTAATCAAGGTATATCTCAAATTACTATTGGTTCTGCTACCCCTGCAGCAAATGTAACTTCTTCCTATGAAACTGTACTGAATACTCATAATCTTGGATATTATCCTTTCTATAGTGCAAATCAAGAATTTAGCGCAGATGATCCAGGCAAGGTATTCATTATGCCGCTTATTTTTGCAGATGGTGGCTTTTGGCAATATGATTTACTTTATGTAACCACCACACAACTTATTTTCAGAAGAGAGTTTGGTAATGCTTTCGGTGCAATTACCTACCCTGCTCAGACAATTAAAGTTTACTGGAAAATATATAGTAAAAATTTGGGATTTTAATTAAGTAAATAAAGTTATATTATTATAAATATGGCAGTATATAAAGCAGAACAAGTCGGTATAAAAGCACCAAAAACAGGTTTTCAAGAGGGTGGTTGGTATGGTGGTAGACAGTATATAGGTGGCACTCTAAGTGAAGTTGGTGTAATTCATCCAGGTAGTTCACAGATTGGGGCGGGACAAGCTGTAAGCCAAGAAGTTAACAGACAGACTTCAATCGCTGCAGGCAAAGCTCCTAATGCAAATCAAACTTTCATTAACAATAACAATCAACAAAATGTATCAGGGACTAGTCAAACATCATCCTATCTAAATGATATTGGATCTTCTGCGTTTTCTTCTCTAAATTCCACTCCAACAAGAGGAGTACCAACCGTTGACGAATTAAAAAGTACGCTTGCACCAAGTACTCAATTACCAGCGCTAATCAATCGTAACGCTGAAATGGAAACTTTACGAGAAAAATTTGGTGTTGCTGACCTAGAAGGTTTAGTAACTGATCTAAAAGCCCAAGAGCAAGAAGTTGTAGCACAGAATCGTATTCTAACCTCTGGAGAGCGTAATAAACCAGTCGCGATGAATGTCATTGAAGGTAGGGTATCAGAAGCAGAAAGAGCCGCGAATGAGCGTCTTGATGCCATTGGCAGACAAAAGGCTCGGGCAGTTGACGAACTAAATACTAATTATTCGATTATCAATCAGTACATGACAAACATCGGCCTTGATTATAACGATGCAGTACAGCGATATGATAATGAGTTTGAAAAGAATGTCGCTATGTATAACATAGTTACAAATAGACAAGATAAGGCCAGAGATGCGTTTGAATCTGATCGTGCTGCTGCCAGTGCTAACTTAACTACGATGGTAAACCTTATTACTAATGGAAATATGGACTTATCTTCACTTTCAACAGATGACCAGTTGATGCTAACAAAACTTGAAGTACAGGCAGGACTACCTATTGGCTTTATGTCTTCAGTTAAAATGGATCCTAAAGCTAATGTTTTATTTACGACTAGTAATGATGGTGTAACACAGATTGGCTTCAAAAACCCAGATGGCACAGTTAGTGTACAGAGCTATGGAACTAGAACTAGTGGTGGTGGTAAAGAAACCATGCAGCAAGCAATAGCTTCTAAAATGTCTACTGAAACAAATAATGAGGGTCATTTAGACAGAGACAAATATTTATTCCATAGAAAACAGTGGGTCGATGCAGGTGGTAACCCTGATGATTTTGATACTGTATTTAGAGATTACCGCGACCCTTATAACGAAGAGCAATATCAGCTAAAGATAGAATAATAGAATGAAATATGGCCTCATACAATTTTGTTACTTACGAGGAAGACAAGAAGCGTAAAGCTTCTCAAGTAGCAGCTAGTCAAGTAAAACAGACTCAAGCTGATAAATTCGGATTTACTACCTATGCAGAGAGCGAGCAAGGAAAGAAGGCAGCTAAAGCAAAAGCAATTAGTGCGCCTGTACAGCAGCAACCAGTAGAACAACCTAGGCAAAATCTACTTCAGAAAGCTGGTAGTGCTATAAAAACGGCTGCAACTACAGTAAAAGACAATGTAGCTAGTCTCACAAAGAAACCACCTGAATTAAAGCCACTCTATCTGAGCAATAAAGATATAGCTGTAATCGGCGCACCTAGAAAAGAAACACCTATTTATGATCTGGCCAGTGGAAAAAGCCAAGCATCATCTGCGCAACTCACACAACCACTACAGAATAAGGTAGCGCTTGCGGGCGCAGCTCAAGATAAAAAGATCGAAGATACTAAGCAAAAGATCAGGGTATCTGCAGCACAGAAGTATGATGAGCAAACACAGCCTGATGGACAACCTAGTGATAGGTATGGTGCTTTTGGTGCTGTTGTAGATACTGCATCATCATTTAGAGCAAATACTGGAAATTTACTCATATCAGGTGGTCAAACTGCTAAGTGGATGGGAGCAGATGGATTGGGCGCTTCACTTATTAAAAAAGGTGGTGAATATACTGATGATGCTTCTTTTGATTCAGGCGAATTTGACTGGAAGGACTTACATAATCCCAGATTTTATTTCAGTACTATCGGTGGAATTATGCCATTTACCTTGGCTACGTTACCATTATCATTTATTGGCGGTAGTGTTGGTGCTGGAACAGCCGGTGCAATCGGGTTGGGAGTATTGGGTAAGACAATTTTAGGAACTATATTTGGTTCTACTTTATCAGGATTATTTGAAGCTGGTTTATCAGCTGGAAGTAAGCATGATGAAATGTTGGCATCTGGTAGATCTCCAGAGGAAGCAAACAAAATAGCTCAAAAAACTATGGCTGGTAATTTTACTTTGTTGGCTATAACCAATGCTTTGCAATTTGCGCCATTTATGAAAAATATTGTTAGGTCTGGTGTTACAAAACAAGTAGAAAAATCACTATTAAATAAAGCAATTGGTGGAGCTACTACTACTATTGGTGGGGTAGTAAGTGAAGGTGTTGAGGAAGTGGCACAAGAAAATGTCGGTTTAGTTGCGGAGGGTAAGCCAATTGATCTGACCTCTAAAAACATACAAGGTCAATTCTTTGGTGGTCTAATTGGTGGTCTGACGTTTACAGCCGGTGGTGCAATTGTAGATCGTTCAGGTAAAGACGTTACCAAGCAGGTCACTGAAATTGGTATTGCTCAAGCAAAGCAAATTACTGAAGAGATCCAGCAGCAAATCGTGGCCACAGTCCCAGGTGTTCAAGAAGAAGTTGATAAGGAAATTGCAAAAACTGGTGATACTCAGTTATCGGTAATCAAGGCCGTTGAAAAAGCTATTAAAGAAAATCCTGATCAGGTAAAACAGATTATTGAAGATGTTTTAAAACCAAGAGTAGATCAGGAATTAGCTCAAAAGCAAGCACTTTCTACTGCATCAACTCAAGCTATTACTACAGATGTAGTAGCACCTGCTCGTAAGGTAAAGATTCAAACTGGTGAAGAGCTTGAGATCTACCGCCCATCAACTGAGGAAATATCAGATGAGTTCAGTATTGTTCATGCTGGCAAGAGTACCTTTGCAGATGTCCAGAAGCGAGGCGTTAAACCATCTAAAAACGGCATTTGGGGCGAGGGTGTGTACTTTGCTAGTCCAAATAGTAGTAGTATCGAAGAATTTGGCTCACAAGCCCCTGGCACTATCTATGAAATTGATAAACGCCAGCTTAATTTAATTACTCTTGATACTAAACAATCAGAAGATGCTTTTATCAGTGGCCAGGGCTTTGAAGCTGCACCAAAGAATCTAGTAAAAGCACTGCAGAAATCTGGTGAATATGATGGCGCTGTAATACCTAACAGCGATGGTACTATCGGCAATACTTACGTTATCAGTAACTTACCCAAGCTTGATCAGATTATTGGTAAGAAGTCTGAAGGTGATGTGGTGGCAAAAGAAGCCAAACCTACTGAAGAACAAAAAAATGTACGCAAACCTGGTGAGAAAGTAGACGCAGTAGTAGCAACTAGCAAAGACCTCAACAACTATTACAAAGCAGCAGATCCAGAAAAACTTGGCCAAGCTCATTATGAAGTACTAGCAGAACTTGAAGTTGCAGCACCAGGTCAAAAAATATTTGATGAGAACGGTGAATTTAGTAGTAGTATTGAGTCTACATTTCCTGAGTGGGTACCTGAAGAACTAAAGCGCACTGATCTATTCAAGAGTGTTTTAAAAGGATTAGCTGATCCAATAAAAATAGAGTATCCACCAAACTCACAACCACGCAAGCAGGCGCTGTATGATGCAATACTTGCAGAGATTGATTCACGAGCTGGACTTGATAGTAGTAGTATTATTGAAAATATAAAGGCTGAAAATGCAAAAGAAAAAGAAACTGTTCAAAAGAAAGAAGAATCTAAAAAAGCTGTTGATCGAAGCGCTGCAGGAAGCCAAGGAGCAGCAGAACAGCAAGTCTTAGTTGAGGAAAAACCAAAAGAAATAGTAACCACTCCAGAATCAAGAGAGAAAGCCAGCCGGCAACCAGTAGATAGTCCTGGTAAATTAAAGCCCTCACAGGCTTATGAAAAGGTCAAAGAACGGCTTGAAGAACAGTACCAGGGCAGTGTGTTCTACAATGAAATGAGCATTGCAAATGACACTGTACGGGCGCAGAACTTTATAGAGGACTACCCAGAGCAGGCACTACGAATAGCCCAGGGTCTTGAACGTGCGCCAGAAGGTATTAGTGACTTTGCAATTCCACTGGCACTAGCAGAAAAAGAACAGGCAAAAGAAAACCCAGACGGAGCCTTGATTGCTCAGATCGAGCGGATCACTTCTATGGCTGGTACTCGACAAGGTCAAAATATCGTTGCTTTTAGAGGTAGATTTAATGAACACAGCCCACATACATTTATTCAGAGAGTTTTGAAAGCTAGAATGGATATTGCCAACAAAAAAAGTTATATATTCAAAGTTCTAAAAAGGGAAGGCAGTAAGGCCAGTAACTTTGTAGCTGAAGTGATCGACAAGAAAGCAGCGCAACTTAAAAAAGCAATTGACAAAGAAACACTGAGCAAACTTAATTCAGCTCAAAGTATTATTGACGCACTAACTTGTTAGGAACTTATGGCAACATTCTGCATACCCAAAAAACTAGCAGCAAATCTTAAAGAAGCAGCAGTGCGTGGTGAGATTAATATGGTTAGCCTCTATGAAATGTCTAGCAATGAGCGTAGGGAGTTCTTCAAGAAATACACTGATGAAGAAACAGCCAAAGGTATTAACGCTGGCTTTGAAAGAGCAATTTCTAGTAGTCAAAAAACGGCTTTAAAGAATTGGGCTGAGCGTACATTTACAGGCTCGGATCAAAGAAAAAAAGTAGGTAAAAATGTGATTGATAAAATCAATACGCTTGTTGCTGACAATGTACTAACACCAGAAACAACTCAAACATTTTACGCAGATATGATTGCTGATGACTTGGGAATAACTATCACACCCGAAGAAGCTTCTACTATCAGTAAAATGGCTAAAGAACTAGAAACTGAATATAAAAAAGGTGTTAATGAGTTCAACCTTCCAAGTGTTGAGTACTTTAAAAAGCGTGACCAGATGGAAAAATATCTATCTTCTCTTACGCCGGCCAGTAATTTGCGTATTATAACCTCCACAATTTTTAGAGGTAATTTATTATTCAATATTAAATCTTCAGTAACAAACTTAGTTGGTAACAGCGTACAGGGCATTGGTAAGTCTCTAGCAAGAAGAATAGGCAGTGGTCAGTATAGTGGTGCTGGTAGTAAAGAACTTGTGAACGGATATTATAAATATGCTTTAGATGTTTATAAGCAAACTGGTTATGATGTCACCAGAATGTACGATCTATCTGAAACTGGCCAGAAGACACTCGGCGAGGAAATCACACATTCACAGGGACAGGGAATTATCAGGGCAACTGGTAGATTCTACGAGGACTATATTTTCAAGGCAATGCTTGGTACTCCTGATGTGGCTTTTTCAGCGGCCACATTTATAGACTCGGCAAATCTATCTGCAACTAAGCTAGCAAAGAGTGAAGGCTTATCGGGCGCTGCACTCACTCAGAGAGTTGATGCGCTACTGAAAGATGCAACTGCGATTAAACCACTCTCTATGGAAGGCCAGGCAATACGTGACCAGGCAATTGCAGATGCTCAAGTGGCTACATTTCAAGATAAGACCAGGTATACAGCACTAGCAATGGGCTTGCGATCTGTGTTTAATTCATTTTCTGGCGATCTTCGGTTAGGTGATCAGATTATGCCATTTGCTAAAACTCCAGCTAATGTCATAGGCGCTGGGCTTGACGCAGGAGGGCTTGCGATGATCCAAGGTATATATGAGTTACCAGCTGCTATAAAAGAGTCAAAATCTGGCAACCCAGAGCCTTTACAGTCGGTAGCAAAGCGTATGGCATTCTCGGGACTTGGGTTAACAATAGCATTTATTATCTCAGCGGCATTTGAACCAGATGATTTTATTGGTGAGTATCCCACAACTGATAAAGAACGTGAGTTATTAAAACTCAAGGGCGCTACCACTAACTCACTGAAAATTGGTAATAAGTGGGTATCACTCGATTACTTCGGATTCTTAGGCGCACCACTGGTTGGTTTCTTGTATGCAAGAAAGTATGGCGAAAACCTACCTGATTCAATATTTAGATATATGCAGGGTGTGGCTGTACAGTCAGTAAAAATTCCAGGTATTGAATCAACACTTGATACATTGGGTAGTCTAAAAGACATTGCGCCTGATAAAGATAATGGGTTGGGTAAAAATATTGCTGGTGTTATTTCTGGTGCTACTGATTTTCTAGTGGCTCGTACAACTCCAGGGATTATGTACGATATTGCAAAAGCACTTGATACCGTTGAAAGAACCGTAGATTACTCAGACCCAATGAGCATCATTAAAAACAGAATCCCCATTTGGCGTAAGTCACTAACTCCAAAAGTAGATATATTTGGTGAAGTACTACGTGGTGAGCCAGCCTGGTCTACAGTGTTATTTGGCGCACGAGTAAAAACAGTACGTGAATCTGCAGTAATTGATGAAATGCAACGATTGTATGAGGCCAATGAATTACCAGCACTCACTAATCCAAACAAAAATGCTCGTGTAAAAGATTATAAATCACAGGTAGATCAAGAAAAATACGATAAGATGCTAGCTGATTATTATGATGAATTTAAAAAGAAAACAGAAAAACTAGTTGATTCAAATAAATATAAGCGGCTAGCTGATGATGAAAAGAAAGCTGCTATCGAAAAAGAAAAATCTGATGCACTTGATAAAGCACTTAAAAAAGCTAGATACAAGAAGACAAAAAAATAGCCACCTCAAATAGTCAATAATACTAAATTATTCCTATTTATACATATTCGATATATATAGTATATTAGATTGATAATATAATAAAAAAATGGTTTAATTATGGAGAATGCAAAATCAATTAAAAAAAATAGATGGTCTGAGAAAATGATAGAAGAAACAATAAAAGAAAAAATAGCTAGACAAGACCATGATACTCTAATTCGTGTTGAAGCTGCAGTTAACAATATGGCTTCCGACCTCAAAGCTTTAGCTGATGGGTGGGCAACTCGTATTACTTCATTAGAAAATAGGGTTGTTTTACTCGAAAAAACTAACGATGAAGCAAAGCCGAAAGAATTATATGTTACTGTTTCGGATCATGACCGACAGCTGAGAGAAGCAAATACCACAATCAAAATTTTAAAATGGTTAGTTGGTTCATTTGCAGCAATAATTGGCTTAGTAAGCTATATAACTAAGTTTTTTGGCATTATAAATTAGTCAAGGAGTCTATGACTTTTCCTGATTTTATACAATATTGGACTGGTAAAGAAAAAATGGACTTCGATGGAAAATATGGCAACCAGTGTGTAGATTTATTCAGATTTTATCTTCGTGATGTTTTAAATGTACCGCAACCAGGTGGTGTACGTGGTGCTAAAGATCTTGCTAAAAACTATGACCCCAAGAATTTCAGATGGGTTAAAAACGTCAAAGGTGATGGTAAAGTACCCAATCCAGGTGACATAGTTATTTGGGACGGCGATTTTGGCCACGTAGGAGTTGCTATAGAAGCTAACCCCAAAGCAAATTATTTTTATAGTTTTGACATAAACTTCCCACAACAAGGATATTTAGATGACAAAGGTAACTTCATTGGTACTGGTGTTGCTCACAAACAAAAACACTTATGGACTGAAGCTATTTTAGGTTGGTTACAACCACTCAAAAATGATAAGCCAATAAATACTCAGCCTCCTACTAGTGACATGGTATGCCATACTAAAGAAAAAAACGAAGAGCTTATTACTAAAGCAACTTGGTATGACAACAATTTTGATAGGGTTGAAGATTTAAAAAATGTAAAAATTGAACATGAGCAATTTGAGAAAACTATAAATCATAGATTAGAAACTCTCGCACAAAACCTGGGTACAATTAATGACTGGGATGAAGTAGTTAATGCCTCAGCTCGCTTCAAGTCACTGGACGAAAAGAACTTAGAGTTACAAGACAAGCTAGATAGAGAAATACAAGCCCACAAAGCAACGGTTTTAGACTACCAGAACAAGTTGCAAATACTAAAAGATGAAATGGTAGAGCTTAAAAAAAACCAAGCAAAAGAACTTGAGTTACTTCAAACTCAACATAGCAAAGAAATTGATACCATTTCTGCTCGTGTTGATAAAGAGATTAATGAACTTGAAAAGGCAAAGCAAGAGTATGAGGTAACAAATAAATTTATAGGATGGATAAAAAAACTATTTAAGAAAGGCGAGTAATGAAAAAAGCATTTATTGAAGCAATTAAAGAGTTTTTTAGAACTGGCATTCTTGGCGGGCTGAGTTCTGCTACAGGTGTTGCCATCCTGGGGTTGAATACAACTACTGGAGAAATACACATTAACTATGCACTGATGTTTGTAGTCTTACTATTCAATTTACTCACTGCGTTTATGCGTGCTGTAGATAAATTTATTCACGAGTGGGACGGTACAAAGTTAAAAGGCATAATGCCATTTTAATATGATTAAAGACGCACTTAGCTGGCAAGATAAACGGCCTCTTATATTAGAGAACAATCAGTGCTGGGCGCAGTCTTTAGTCTTATTAGTTGGTGAATTTGAAGAACTAGAAGCTGCAGCAGCTGATTTTCATGATGGACTTGCACCAGCAGAAGACGTAGCAAGTGAGGCAGCGGATATAATCTTGCTTGGAATTACTCTACTGAGAAGTCTTGGGTTTGATCCAGAAAAAGCAGTGAGGGGTAAGTTGCAAAGGAATGATGATAAGTACCCCGCTGAAGAACTTGTAAGCGGTGATTATGAAGAGAAAATGCAGAATTTGAAGCATAGATGGAACGAACGCAAAAAGACCGAAAACATAGTGTATATGAGTCCAGCAAAGTTATAACTTACTAATTCCTTCTATTATAAAAGCTCGGTATTTACTCAATATAAATTGCTATTTGACAACTATTATCATTACTGTTTATAGTAGTCATTGCTGATGGGTAAGCCATCCAGAGTTTACAAAGTAAAGAGAGTTAGTCCTTTTTCAAAAGGGTGTAATGGTAACTCTTTACACCTAGCACCCCTCTGGTATCAATGTTAGCCTATAATAACTATATCGAAGTAATACAGCGGAGAGTACAGGATTTGAACCTGCGGGGGCGGCTCTTAAACTCACCCCGCTCGTTTATAAAACGAGTGCATTAAACCACTCTGCCAACTCTCCGTAATATCACTTCAAATGTAGAACCAGGGTGCGCCAGGTGGGACTCGAACCCGCATGTACGTAAGTACAAAAGATTTCCGGTCTCTCGCGTCTACCAGTTCCGCCACTGGCGCATCCAAGTTCTACAATCATAGGGGAAACTTTTCTTCTATCTCTAGCCACTCTTTGTCAGCACTCATACTGCTGAAGTACTTGGTGAGCCGAATAGAATCGGGAACATAGGTTGAGAACTAGCCTTTTACCTATTGGACTAGTTCATGCAAGGTGACTATACGAGTAGATTCCTTGAGATCACGCTGACTGAAATAATTCAGAAGTGACAAGGCTCGCAAATCCTTACCACCAAGTATTAAATAGATTGGATGAGGGGGCTGAATAATCAATAAGCTCGGGGGATTTTCTTTAATTAGAAAATTGCTATTTTGAACTCACCCAATCTGGAACTTGCATAGATCAATTGATAGAGCAGGTAGGTGGTGCAGGGGTCTTAATTTAGAGGTCAAAATCTAAGCCACCAACCAGATCCCATTTCGCAGATGGGTGCAAGTGCTAAGTAGTAGTAATAAAAAGGAGAAAATATGTATCAAGCTAGTCAAGAAATGAAGACAGAAAAAACTGTAGCAATTAGTGAAGAGCCTCGTGTTGAGAGAATGATGAATGAATTGGGATATAACCTCAGTAGTCTTGAGGAATCTTTGATGGAGTTGAAAGTGCGTCTCCAACCAGTAATCAAGCCCAAAGAAGTGAACGAGGCAACTGGTATTGCTGGGTCTGAACCATCACCAATGTTGTTGTCTGACAGAATCGAGAGGCAGTCACTACGAGCAAGTCGCATTAAGATGATAGTGGTGGACATGCTACAAAATATGGAGATTTAACATGTATGTGGAAACGAATAACAGACCATAAAGCAAAGACTCACAACATCATCCCCATTGGGGAGAAGCACACAGAAGATGAGTGTGAGTGCTGGCCGAGAATACAGATCATAAACGGCTGGAAAATATATACACATCATTCAGCAGATAAACGAGAGCACTTTGAGGAAGACACAGAATGCAAATCAGAGATAATTAACTAAATTACTAAAATAGATTGATCAATAAACTATCGCGATATTAAATTGAACACAAAATACAAAAGACAAACAGCGGGAAAAACGGATCAAATATTGGAATAATATGGCAAAAATTAAAGTCAAAGAATTTATTTGTAAACATTGCACTAAGCGCTGGCAGATCCAGAACGGCATTATGGTTTTCAATTCATTTTCTTTTTTACCTTCGAATAAATCTGTAAAAGATGTCTGCCCGCTCTGTAAACCACCTGAAATTGAAGTAGTAGTCAGGCCAGAGAGTGCAATCATAGATCTTGCTAAAAACAGAAATGAGCTATGGTAGAAGAAATAAAACTAACCTTTAAACCAAATGTATCAGGTACTTCAGTGTACTTATTCATTATCAAGTCACTAGAGTCCTATTTACGTAAACAACGCCTATTTTCAGGTACTGTACGAGGTTCTATTAGTAATGAGAAGTTAAACAAAGAATTAGAAATAATTATTGGTATTACTGTTAAATAACAGAAACGCTATTGTTTTTTAATTCAATAGCGTTTAAGATAATTTCGTCCAAGAAAATATGTTTAAAATTATATATACAACTCCAGTAATAAATCAAGTAATTAAAAACGAACGTCTTTTACAGACGTTTTTTTTCATGCAACCAACAGTATTACAAACCATCAAAAGTGGTGTTGGTTAGATTTACCGACTGGGAGACATAATCAAGCTGAATTGTCGGTTCACAGAAAAGTAGCTTGAGCGTAGACAAATGATGCTCTCTAGACAGCAATCTAGAGTCGTTGTCCTGAAACTACGTGTTTTTGGAGAAAGTGGGGATTGTCCTTTATAGCAATGAGTAGGAATCCCCCCCCTGCGAATAAAAACGTAGGTGGCTTCGACCAACAGTCTAAAAGATTGTTGACCATGCCAATGTAATTGCTACAGCAACACGTTTGCCGATTTAATCTTCTGTTAATAGGAGAGGGGAGACACGTCCCTATTTTCTCGTCGTTATCCTAACTTATTAAAAAACTACTTCTTGTGTAACCTAGAGATTTTATGTATAAACATAAACCTACTAGTACCAAGTATTTATATAGGAGTGTTTTATGAAAACGGTTTTTTCTTATACCAATAGCAAGGGAAAGCAGTACTATCTTAATATGAAGGAAGTTAACCTCAAAAGCGGTAGAAAACAAACCATTTATTTCTTTTCGCTAGATCAAAGAGAAACCGGTATTGAAGCAGTACCAGCAGGATATGAATTAATTGAAACGAGTCGTACTAAAATGCCAGTACTTAAAAAAGCGTAATTTATTTTTAATTTTGTACTTTAAAACCAGTCTGAAAAACGACTGGTTTTTTTGTACTATGACCTAGTAATTGCTACTTGCAACATATACATATAATCATGTAATATAATCGTATATGAGTAAAGCACAATTCCCCAAATTTAACTGCTTGCGCTGTAGTCACTGGTGGTTTCCAAGAACGGATAAAAAACCAGTCATGTGTCCAAAGTGTAGGAGTCCATATTGGGATAAACCACGTAGAAACCTAGTAAAAAAAGAAAGCAAAGCTATATGAGAATTTGGCATGAAAAACTTATACCTAAACTTTGTCAAAAACATCTCTGCGCTATGTGGAGAGAGGGACTGGGTTGTTACAAAATACTCACAGAAGATAAAAAGGGGTATCGGAATCACCCAGCAGTTAAAGAGTTTGAAAATGCCCTACTAGCTCTGTGGATACGATTAAAAATTACAAGAGAAGAGATGCTAAAGCGAGGATATAACCCAAAAGAATTACCCGATATGCCATCATTTGAGTTGCTAGGAAATAAAGTAAGAAATGATTGGCAAACACTTGATGAGCAAATAGAAGTATTAAAATTAAAAGGTTGCGTGTGCAAAGTATAAAAGAAAGTAAATATGTCTGAAAAAAACGATCCACTGGCCAAAGGCCGCGAATTAGTAGCAAAAATTAAAGCAGAACAGGCTCAAGAGGAAGCCAAACCCATGATTGATGATAAAAACCCTAATGCAATAACAACTGTTGAAATACAAGGTATAAAAGTTTCTGCAGAAGTAGCACAGATTTATAAGGAAACCGCTGGGTATGGTATGGAAAACGTATCTGAACTATCTATGCCACAGTTAAAAGTTACTGAGGGTAATTCTAAACATAGACTTGATGATGGCAGTAAGCCAGCACCAGGAGTGTTGTATTACTCACCAACTAGAGAAGGTCTTGGCTCAAGTATAAAAGTTCATTTAGTAACTGTTTCTAAAGGTTATTGGGCTAGAAAAAAAGATCAGAATGGTAATGACGTTCCCAATGGTTCTGGTATGTATGTTACTAAATTTAATCAAATTGTAGGTGGTGTACTTGCTGATAGCTATAGACCATTTGTGATGTTTAGTGCAGGTATCAGGTGGAAAGCAATGAATGATTTTGTAAAAAGCATCAGACCATTTACTAAAAGTAAAACCGCACCTATTCCAATGTACGCATTTACTGTTGAACTAAAAACTTTAGAAGTAGGTGATAACTATGGTGTTGAATATAAAATCGTTAAAAACGGTGAGTATGCAGCTTTAGTAATTGATCCAGAAAAATTATCATTCTTGCAAACACAAATTGATTTAATTAACGATATGATCGAGCCATTTATTGCAAAAAATGAAGTTGATCGTGAGACTGGTGAGTACTTATCTGAAATGGAAGCTGATATTACACCTAAGGCTTCAGAGCCAGCAGCGCAAGAAGCGGTCATAGTTGAACCAAGTGTACAAGAAACTTTTAATGCAGTGGCAAATCCCGCAGAAGACATTGTGTCTTCACCGGCAGATTCCGAGGCGGAACCACCACCATTTTAAGTATGACAGAGTAGGCTTTACGGCCTACTAGAGAGCTTACAGTAGAGCTTTCTAATTAGCCGTAAGGAGTTTATGCAAGTAACTCAAATAGTTGGTTTAACAATATTAGCATTGTGTTTTGTATTACCATTCGTAGTAGTGTATGCAGTTTGCAAACTATCAGAATACCTTGAAAGAAGGGCTAATAATAAGTTTTTAAAAGTACAAAGAAATAGAGACAAAACACTTAAAAAACTATCGTATCTTGAATAAGTAGTAAAAATATAAGAAAGGGCAATTATGCCAGTTAAACCAGTAAAATCCAGATTGATTCTCACCAATGATGCACCCAAAGCAGATGGTGAAATGAGTATTGATGTCACTTCCACATTTAACATGACAGAGCGTCAGTATTTAGATCGTGACCCAGACATGTTAGTAGAAACACAATCTGGTGAGCGTATTCGTATAAAGAAGCAATTTATAGCTGCTATAAAAGAAATTGAAGTAGTCAGTCAAGTTGCTGTAGAAAAACAACCAGAGTAGGTATTTATGCCAGGATTTATAACTATCAAGAAAGTACAGCCATACCAAGATGCTTGGCTTAAGTATCGATGGTTAGAAAAAACGCCTGGGCTTTGTGTTGCAGAGAATTTGTTGCACATCACGGCAATGGCTGGCAAGCATCTACTTTTTGAGATCAAGAGATCTAAGAAGAATCTAGCCATTGACCCTGATGTGGCACTACAGATAGCCAAAGAGCGGAGATCTTTTTTTACAGGTAAAGATCACAAGCTAGTAGCAGTAATACCGAAAAGCGCCTGTTATGAGGTCACAGTATGATTATTAACTTAAAAAAATTCCCAAAAACTATTGAAGATATAGATCCAATTCTTGTTTATTTTGATGGTTATTATGTAGCTATTATAGATAGGGGTACTACGCTGGCTGTATATAAGTGGGATGGTATTTCGGAAGTATGGAATACTCGAGATGTTTTTGACAAAGTTTTATTGGAAAGTAGTTTATGAAACAAAATATAACTGATCAAGATTATTTTAGTTTAACTCAAAAGGCCAGAGGCAAGCTAGATAAGTGGTATGCAGAACATTATTTTGAAAAAGGACGAGCATACACTGATGTTTTCCCCTATTTATCAATCGGGGAGATGATTGAGTTTCTAGTAGACAATGAAACAAAAGATTGTGATTTTTTTATAGATAAAGTCGGCAAGTGGACTTTTGAAGGAGATCATGGCATTTTTTGGGCGAGTGAAAAATCAACAAATAGCCACGATGAACTATGTGATGCACTTTGGGAAGCTTGTAAAACAGTATTGGAAGAAACGGTATGAAAAAAGTAACTTGTGAATATTGTAAAAATGAATTTAAAGGAAATCGAGGATTACACCTTCACTGGTTACATTGTGTGGCTAAGAAATTTGTAGAAATGCCAATACAAATTATTGATACTGATTATTATTATGAAGTGTTGGATAAAAGTCATTTTATTAAACTAACAAACTATCTTACTGTATTTTTAGAATATACATATAACCATGAAGTTGGCATACTAAAAGATAAAAGACTAGTTCTTATTGATCCAGATCTTGATATGCCCCAAGCTAACGGTGTCAACTTCCCAAAAAACCAATGTCGCATCTGTATGGCTTGGGTTACTGATGAAGAAATGTTAAACCATGAAAATAAGCACACTGGCGTAGTTGATGCTGCTGGCGAGCAGATTAGCATTGGCGACATTATTAGTAAACATAGCTTTAAAAAAGCACAGGAACTCTCAAATTCTATTGATGATGAGTGCAGACAGTTACTTGGCGCTGCATTTGTTACAAGTGATTTTACTGGCACATCTAGAAAAAGTTGGTCAACATCAAAGTTTATTCAATTCAGAGTATGGCTTGCAGAGAAAATAGGTGGAAAGTATTTACATGAACATTGTGATTGGTAGTTTTATGATCGGTTATTCAAAATCATCCCAAATTGGAAAAGAAAAGAAGTCTCAAACTGAGAAGAATATTGATGCTAATGCAGAGCTTGATATTTTATATAAAAAACTGGGTACGTTTGATGTTTGTGAAGCACAAGTGCATGATAACTGTTTGGTAGTATCTAAGAAATCTTATAATCAAAAGCTTGGCATGACGTATTGCCACCGTTTTAAAAGAAGCTACTACAAATCCAAGAATAAACAACATTTACTAGCAAGTTATCAGCATACTATAAGAGGGTGTTTGAATTGTCACATTTTGCTTGAGTCTAATCCCAAGTTAACTGAACAGGTATTTGCTAAATTACGGCCAGGAGCTTTTTAATATGTCAAATTTAATCTTAGTAGGGTTAGCCAGTTATTACTCAGTAGCAGGCTGTCTTGGTTGTAGTGAAAACATGATAATGGCTAATGGTGATCGGTTGGATGATACTAAACTAACTGTAGCTTACAACCATGCCCCTCTGAATAGTTACATTGGCATTATAAACCTGGACAACTTGGAGTATGTTATTGCGAAAGTCACAGACAGAGGTGGTTTTGAGAAGGTGAGAATACCTAAGATCGTTGATCTGAGCGTTGCTACTAAGGATGCTATTCACTGTGAGGCAACTTGTAGAGTACAAATAGTTTTACCAGAAGGAGAGTAGTATGGCAGATGACAAAAATATTGATAACGTAGAGATTGGTGAGTTATACGGCGTTAAGTTTGTTATTAATAAAATTAGTGGCCGTGAGTATTGCGGATACTGTGGTATAGAAATGAGAAAAGTAGAGTACCCAGAGAAACATTTTATGTTTCATGAAAGTGAAAAAAAGTTATGACAGAACACATGAGTGCTGCAGAGTACCGTAGGCAGTTTATTGACAAAGGCGCTATGCCAGACAATGAGTTTGATAGTACCTTAAAAGAAATAGACCAGCGTAATCAAAAGGTAGTTAAATTAAAAAAATATGCCGGTTTAGTTAATGAATCCTACGAGCTTGGCAAAGGTGCATATCCTTTAACTAAAGAAACTACTGATGGCCACACAACAACTTTTAGTAGGAAGAAAAAGAGTGCGCCTAGTATGCCACAACCTACAGAGCATGAAATACAATCATCTATTCTTGAGCGTCTTGGTTTACTCAGTGGTGCATTCTTTTGGCGTGAAAACTCTGGACTCATGCAGGTAGGCGAACCCAATAAAAAACGCTTTTTTAGAGCAGGTACACCAGGTATACCAGATATCATGGGTGTATATAAAGGCAGACCAGTAGGTATAGAGGTCAAGCGTCCAGGTAAAAAGCAAAGTATCGACCAGCGAGCGTTTCAGCAGCGTTTCGATCAGGTTGGCGGTATATATATTGTTTGCACTGATTCCACTCAGATAGTTGCTCAGATTGAAGCAGCATTAAACATTTCCAGATAAAATTAGTTATTGACTACAGCATTATGCTGTATATACTAGAAGTCAGCAAAGGATTGATGAAACAAAAACCAAATAAAGTACGCCAATTTCGGCTTAGAAATAAATTAACGCAGCAACAGTTAGCAAACATACTATCTGTTCATATTACTACGGTACAAAGATGGGAGGCAGGGAAAATAAATAAAGATCACATAGTATTTAGAGTACTTGAAAAAACAAATATATAGAAAGGATTTTATGATAGTAGGTTTAATAATTGGTTTTATAGTTGGATCTTTTGTAGGTGGTTATTTCGCTTGGAAAGATTAAATATGCAAAATACAGAAAAGAAAACATTTTTACTTAAAGCGGTGGCAGTTGATTTCGATGGTGTGTTCTATCCACACTACGATGGTGAGGTGCCAAATAAAGATATCAAACCTATTGATGGTGCTGTTGAAGCAATAGCATTTCTTAAAAGTGTTGGTCTTGAGCCGTTTATCTGTACTGCTCGGCCAGATCATCAGCTTGGAGGCGTTAAAGAGTACATAGAGCATTGGGCTCAATTAGTTGGTGAGAACTTTGCATGGATTGTAGTAAGTAATACTAAATTACCGGCAATTTTATATATTGATGATCGTGCCTACAGATTTAGTAGCTGGAAAGATGTATTAGCTCTATTCCCATTCTTTGTAGCCAAGGACTGGAACAAGCCAAAAGAATAATATATGAAAGACACCTTACGTTTCATTTCCGGCTTTTTAATTGGTCTAGGCATTATGATGATATTTGTATATTTTCATCACTGCATGGTGTATTCAGGTGACTGGGAAATAGTTTGTGACTTATTACAATAATTAGCCAACGGCTAGAAAGTATTTTATGGAATCTTTACCAACAACACCACCAGCGATTGTGCAACAGGCAGATCAAGTTGGTGAAACAATACAAAGACTGCAGTCACTTATTGAGCGATACGCTGCAGAGCTTAAACGGCTCAAAAATGACAAGAAACTACTTACTGAGCAAGAGAAGTCGATACTTGATAACGATAGCCAGTTATCAATTGTTCAAGAGTCAGCTGAGACGCTTAACAAGCAAGTCAAAATGCGTAAGGCAGAGCTTAAAAATACCATTGAGATGGTAAACCTTAAAGCGAAAAAATCAGAGTTATCTGAGGAACAAAAAGAAATTGAAGAAACCATGAGCAACCACCTGCTGAACTACTACAAGCTCACTGGTAGTAAGAGTTTTGATACGAGCAATGGTGAACAGGTTGAGTTCAAGACAAAAGCAACGATAAGTAGTAAACAACTGTCATTGTTTTAATTTACTAACAAGGATTTATGCAACTAATTCAAAGGTGTTACTCAATCGTAGAAATAGTTTGTCAAGAGTGGAAGGATGAAGTAAAAGCAAATGGGATGTTTAGCAAGAAGAATAAGCCATTTATAACTTGGCTAGAAAAAAAACTAGAAGCAGAGCGGATTAAGAATCTTAAACCAGCTGGTGATATACCTAAATTTATGTTGAAGTAGCACTAAGTAATTACAGGGAGAATAGAGTATGAAAATAAAATGTATACCAGAAGGAAGAAAAGACATCTATGTTCCTGATAAAGAAAGTTTGAAACAGTGGATAAAATCCAAAGACTTCAAGCAAATCCATAACTTCAAAACTGGTGGCATGATGATCGGAGCTGACCACGATGTTGATTCAGTCCTGGAAGACATAGATAACTCAGAGAGACTGGCGTTAGTAATTGGGAAACAAGCAGGGCAAAACTTTGGTCACTCTCTTGCTATTGTCCAAAACAATAGACTTGAGTTATACGACATTGGCAAGATCACAGAGGATGATTTAGAGATTACTAACTAACAAGGACTAACACTCCTAGAAAGAAATAATGAACAAAAAGAAGGCAGAATCCATAATAAAAGAAATTATAATTTCGCTTGGAAATAGAGGTGGGTTTGATGGTTGGTGGGACGACATAGACG